AAATCCATTTTGTCTGTTGGTCTAATTTTTTCTTTAATTGATCTTGGAGCAGTAAAATCTTCTAGTTTATATTTAAATAAACGATTTTCTTTAAATGTGGTATAAATTTGTTTATAATATTTATCCGTTGTTCCTAATTCAATAAAACTAAAATTGGCACTAGTTACTGAAATCTTTTTTAAATTACTAGATAATTTATCTAAAAAATCTGTTTTAAAATTTTCGAAACTCGGAAATTCCCTTAAGTAATAAAAATTATCGTTGATTTCTTTCTTTAATGTCATAATATTACCTAAATTTACTTCATTTAATAATTGATTAATATTTGCCTTTACTTTTACAATCTCTATTTCATCCATATTATATACATTTACATATATAAAATTTATAAAAATATATAATTATAAAAAAAATTAACATATAAAACAATATTTATTATCTTTTTTTTGAATCATATTTTGATAACATTTACCAGTTTTTTCATACTTTTTTAATAACTTTTTATAAATTTTTCCATAAAAATCTATAATATTTTCAAATGAAGTTTTAAAATCAAATAAATCTTCATATAATATTTTAATTTCATCTGTTATTTTAGTATTACGATCTAACATTATATTATATACAAAATTATTCCAATGTTTATTTTTTACAGGTGATTCAATCGTTTTATTTAATGAATGATCTAAAATTAATACAAAAAATTCTAATATTTCTTTTAGTTTTAATTCACTAAAATGATCAAATATTCTAACCTCAATACCATGATTCTTATGTTTATGAAAATTTATATCTACTCCAATATTTGTTTCTTTTGAATAATCACTTATTTTATAATATTTATTAAACCACCAATAATCTAAATTTGATAAATGATTATTTTCGGATTCAATATGTAATATTTTTCCAGGTATCATCGTATCAGTATCATATGTTCCTAATCCAATATATCTTGATTTAGCAACTCTACTGCTAGTATTAGTTAAATTTTTATTAACTTCATATAAAGGATCACCAGTTCCATAAATAGCAATTAAAATTGGTTCAATCCATTGAATTAAATGAATAGCGTTTTTATGTTGTTCAGTAAATAATTTATAATCTTCAATAAAACCATATTGATTTAATTTTGTGGGTAATGTAAAATTAAAATGATAAGTCATATTATTAAAAATAGAACAATTATTTAAATTTGTCATAAAAGACACGAATGGATAATTATTAGAGCAAAAATTGATATCACCGTAATCTTTAAAAATATGTTGTTCTCTAAAAATTTTTCGTAATTTAGTTATAAAATTAAATTTTGATTCAACAAGTTCATTTATAGTATCGTCTATAGTAACTTTATAAAACTTTTGAGAGATAAATTCGATAGTATCTCCATCAAAAATAAATGAACTCATATATTCTTTTTCAAAATAATTATCGAATTGACATATAAATTGATATAAAGTCTGGCCTGAAAATTTTGGATTAGGAATTGGGTTTTTAGAATAGGTTGTAATCGGTTCATTAAATATATCAGTTTTTGTAAATGAATTCGCATTAACTAATAAAGGAACTGTTTCTGAAAGATTCATTTTATTAACACAATATTCATATATACCTGGTTTATAACTAGTCATGTAATTAACAGAATATCTTTCTCTTTTAGCATTTTTTGTATAGAATTTTTTTGGATTAACATTTAATGGAATAGACATCTCGAGATAAACTTCATTCTCAATACCAATCCCCCAATAAGTATCATTTGGTTGATAATATTTAATAAAATTTCTATGCTTATCTAATAATTCTACTTCTATTTTTTCATTCATATAATAATAATTATAATTATTATTATTATAGTAATTATTTTAAATTATTTAAGTATATCATTTAAGGAATTAATAATGTCATTGTAGCGTTCTTTTTCTTTTTTAATCTTATCATTTTGATTAATTTGAATTTGTTTTAGCTCACCATGTGTAGTTGCTTGATAATTATCAGTTACTTCCTTTCTTTTAATTTTAATTAATTCTTCTAACTTCTTAGAATGGTCAATTTGAGCAGTTAATTTTTGTTTTTCATTTAATCTTTCGTTTTCTAATTCTTGAATTTTCTTCAAAACCATTGGCATCTCTTTTTGATCTACTTTTTTATATTCTACTTTTAAGTCATCTTGAGATTTAATTGGTTTAGTTATTTTTTCATTTATAATAGTTTTATATCCTTCCGTACTAAATTTATAATTAGTTGTTTGCCTAGTTTCATTAGCATTATTATATAAATTAGATATATCTGGATTAAATTTTTCACTACCATTACCACTTTTATTTAATGTTTTTAGTAAATTACTCATTATTTAAATATTATATAATATATTTTATTTTATTATTTAAAGTTAAACTTATATTTATTTTAACTTTGAGTAATTAAAATGGATTTATATAAAATATTAGATATTAAAAAGACAGCTTCTATTACAACTATAAAAAAAGCCTATAGATCTTTAGCACTTAAATATCATCCAGATAAAAATCCGCACGTAGATATAAAAAAATTTCACGAAATTCAAACAGCATATGATATTTTAATTGATGAAGAAAAAAGAAAAAAATATGATAATTTAACAAATGATGAATCATTTAATATTAATCTAATATTTACAAAATTATTATCTAAGATAGATTCTATTAAAAATTTTAATAAAATTAAAGTTCAATTTATGAATATATTAACTAATCCAAAAAATATAATTAATATGATGAATTTAATATCAAAAGATAATATTGAATTTGACGATATATTAGATATTGTATCTAATTTAAAAACAAATAATTTGCTTTCAACAGAAACAGAAGAAGTATTATCAGAATATCAAGCAACAGCTATTAAATCTAATTTAGATATAGAATTAAATATAAATACTAATATGAAAGATGTATATAATAATAAATTACAGGAAATTATATATATGCGTAAAGTTAATAATCGCGATGTTAAAGAAACAGTTCGTGTTCCATTAATTGGTGATCAGATTGTATTTGAAGAATTAGGAGATGAAAAAGAAAATATAACCGGAGATTTATTAGTAAATGTAACGATAACAAATCATATGAAATATAAAAAGAAGGGAAATGATTTGGTTATTAGATTTGAAATTTCATTATATCAATTATTTAATGGATTAGTATTTAGTTTTATACATTTAGATGAAAAGGAGATAACAATACAAATAGATGATTGTTTTAAATATGGATTTGATGGACGTAAATTTAATTATATAATAAAAGAAAAGGGTATATTAGATGCGGATGATAATAGAGGAAATTTAATAATACATTTTTTATTAAATAAAGATGAAAATTTTGATGAAAAATTATTGCGTTTTTTTAGTTAAAAAATATATCTGTATATAGATTATGAAGGATTTAAATAAATACTTATATGAGGACTACAAAGAATCAGATGAGACAAATATTAATTATATAATAAAAAATATAAAGAATGATAAATATTTTAACAAGTTTATAAAAATATGTATGAAATATAAAATATATTTATTTCATAAAGTTGATGACAAATATCAATTAAGGTCTAATAAAAATTTAATGATTTTAATAAATAAAAAGAAATCTGAAATTACTAATGAATTAGGAAAAATGATTTTAAAATTACATAATTTTGATAAATATTTAGAAACCTCTACTAGTGATAATTTTTCAGATATATATGACACTAAAAATAGAATAGATATGTTATATAAAGAATTTGATAAAAATTATAGATATTTGGATGAATTAATAAAAATGTTAAAAGATAAATTAAGCGATGATGTATTACATAATCTAGTTAGTTCTGAGAATGAAAGTCCATTATATATAAATAATAATAATAATATTATAGAGGAATTTTCAAATTAAAATTTATTATCATTAATAAATCATAAACCATAATCCACAAAAAAGAATTAAACATCCTATTGATACATAACAATAGAATTTAATATGATTTATATGGTTAATATAACTAATTTGATTATAGATGGATAATTGTGTTTTACTAAATTCATTTAAAATTACCTGTTCTCTATCTAAAATTAATCTTGAAAAGGTTGAATTGTTAATTGAATTAATTTTATCTGTTACTAATCCTATCTTTTCAATAGTATTAAATTTTTCGTATTTCTTAAGTAATTCTTCTAATTGATAAATAATTAATTTTGATGATTGATTTAAATTAATATTTTTAAATGATTGATTTAGATCAAAAATTTGTATTTCTTTATTTTGTAAATTGGTTAAAATACTTTCAATTGTTTTATATTTATCTTGAACTTCATTTAATTTGATTATTTCTAAATTTAGATTACTCATATCTAAATCCTTATATCTAATACGAGACTCTAATTTATTAATTTCTCCTTTTAGTTTTTCATTCCAAATTACACTTTGAACTAAGGAAAGATTTTCTTTTTTCTTATCTTTTTTATCTTTTTTTCCTTTCTTTTCCTTAGATTTTATTTTATTGATATCACTTAGTAGCTTAACAGCACTAGACACAGATGATTCAGAAGATGTATCGTCATCTGAATCATCTTGTTCAGTATTAATATAAAAATCTTCTTCAATAGAGTCATTTTTTTTAGAAATATTATTTTTCATGGCGGTTGCTAATTTTTCCATTTCATCTTTAGTTGCTTGTTTCATTTCTTTTTCCATTTCCTCAGGGGATACATGCGTTGTAAAAGTTTTAGTAGAAAGCATTAAATTGATTTAACACATAACTTATAGGAGTAACATATATATAAATCAATTTTTTTAATTGATTTATATTTATTATATAAATAAATGTTAATTAATAGAATATATAAAATGGAAAATAATAACATTGAAAATAAATTGGTTCATGAACAAACAGATTACATTAATGAAATATCTAAAAATATTTCTAAAGAATTTCCTGCTGAGATGTTAAATGAAATGTCAAGTTATATTAAAAATTTAAAATTAAATGATTCAGATTCAGATGATTCAGATGATTCGGATGATTCGGACGATTCAGATGAATCAGATAATTCTGATGAATTATCTATGGGTTTTAATGAATTTAAATTAAAAAAAAAATATGAAGATTCTGATAATGATTCTGATGATGACTCTGACGATGATTCTGATGACGAATCAGATGATGATTCTGACGATTATACTGATTCAGAAGAAGTGGTTAAAGAAACAAAATATAAGAGAGATGAGGTATTTGGAAATGATGTATATAAAAATAAATTATTTGAAAATAAATTTAGTTCAATTTTAGATATATTAGAATTTACAAAGGAAAATCGTGGTGTATCTCAAAAACATGTAGATGATATCTATAATCATTATTTAGCGAATCCAAGAGAATTTATAAAACCATTAGATATAATTTGTTATATTCGAGATGATAAAGAATCAGATAATTTTTATATTGCTGATGGACAACATAGATTTACAGCATTAAAGAAATTATACGAGGTGGATGGAATTGATCGTGACTTATTATATTTTATTCATGATGCGAAAAATGAAGAAGAAATAAGAAAAATTATAAAGAGTTTAAATAGTTCAAATCCTGTAAATAGTGTTTATTCATTTGAAAAGATTCCTGATTTTATTAAGAAGATTGGATCTAAATATACAAATATATTTTCAGAAAATAAGAATCACAATAACGATAAGATGAATGATATTAAATTAAGAGATCATATTGAAGAGATTAAATTATTTAGTATTGCTGATTTAGGTGTTGATGATATATTTAATTATTTATTAGAATTTAATCAAATGGCGAAAGAACAATTCTTAGCAAGACCAACAAAAATTGCGGCAGATAAAAAAATATTTGATCGTATAGCATCAACTCATCAATTTTATGGTCTAATATATAGGGATTATACATGGGTAAATGAATTTTACAATTATGTAAAAACTGCTGTTGAAAAGAAGAAACCTGTTGAAAACAACGTATCAAGTGATATAAAAACAGAAACTAATCCGATAGATATGTCAGAATATAGAGTTCAGGAAGTTGATTAAAAAAGTTTAAGTTAGATTTTTAATATAAAAATATTATATTAAAATATGATAATTGGGCTAGATTTAGGAACTAATAATATATGTATGTCATATTATCTGAATGATATTAAGATAATAACAGATAATCATGGAAATCAATTTATTAAATCATTAATTGCTATAAATGATTCAATGATAGTTGCTGGAAATGATGTATTAAATTTAAATGAAAAAGAGTGGGTAGTAATAAGAAATTTAAAAAGGATAATTGGATCTCAAGATAAAATAAAAGTTCATAATAAGGAATATTCAGTTATAGAATTAACATCATTTTTATTAAATCATACAAAAAAACTTATTATAAGTCATTTAGAATCGAATAAATTACCTCTTGATTTTCAAATTGTTTTAACTGTTCCAGCATATTTTAATGAAAAACAAAGACAAGCAACAAAAGATGCTTTTTCTTTGGTAGGTATGAAATTACTAAGAATTATTAATGAACCAACTAGTGCTTGTATTACATATTATCATTATCATAAAAATTTTGATAAGAATGTTTTAGTTATAGATATTGGAGCGGGAACAACTGATATATCTATTTTAACTGCTACTAAGGACGAAGATGGCTTAGATGTATATGAAGTTATAGGAACAAGTGGTGATAATCTATTAGGAGGTGAGGATATTAATAATCTTCTGTTTGAGCACTTTGTTCTTACTAAAACGGAAGAAAACATAAAATATGTTGAAAAGATAAAACATGAATTATCAGATGGTATTATTTCATCAACTTTAACAATTGAAAAATATGAGGAATTATTGTTGGTATTAAAAGATAAATTATTAATACCGATAGAAAAGGTTTTATCAATTACTAAATTAAAAAAGGAAGAAATAGATAATGTTATTTTAATTGGAGGCACATCTAAAGTTCCATATTTTAAAAAATTAATAGAAACATATTTTGATAAAAAGTATGATTATATAATTAATCCATTATCGGCTGTTTCCTTTGGGGCTGGATTATATGGTAACAAATTAACATCAAATCAATTAATTCTAATGGATATAGTTCCATTATCAATCGGAATAGAGACAGTTGGAGGACAATTTATTCCAATTATTGAAGGTGGTTCAACTATTCCATTATCAAAGACAAAACAATTTACAACAGAAGCAGATAATCAAACTGAAGTTATAATTAAAATTTTTCAAGGAGAAAGTCAATTTATACATGAGAATATTGTTATAGGAGAATTTGTATTAAAAGATATACCAAAACAACCAAGAAGTGTTCCAGTAATTAATGTTACTATATCAATAGATTTGAATGGATTAATTAATATTACAGCTACAGATAGAAAGAATTTTTCAACTTCTAATTTGATGATAGAAAATAAGGTTAAATTAAGCGATGATGAAATGGAATCAATTCTAGAGAATAAAAAGAATAATGAAAAGTTATACGATGATTACATAAATATGATAGATAATTTTTACATATTTAGAAATTACTATGATAAGATAAATTTCAATACGAATATAAATTGTGTGAATAAAATGACTGAAGAAGAAAAATTAGAAACAACAAAAGATATAAATGACGCAAATCAATACATATGTAGTATAATGAATAAATTTGAATATAAATTAAAATTAGATATAAATAAATATTGTAATGAATTTTTGGAGATAAAAGAGACTGATATTAAGAGATTATTAGAATTTATAAAATTAAAAAATAAAGAGATAAATGATAAATATGAAACATTGATATTAAATGATAATAATAATGATTCACTATTAAATAATGAAGTAGATACTGTTACAGAAATTGAGAGTGAATTTAAAACTGATACCCCTTTAGTAATAGTTCGTGATTTTGAGAAAGAATATTATAATTTAATTGAACAAATACATGCGAATATGGAAGCTTTTGAAATATCAGATCAAAAAAAATTAGATTTAATAGAATATATATCAAATTCAATCGCAACAGATGAAAGTTACGAGGTTAAAATAGATAATTTGAATAAATATACTGATTCTTTATTGGAATAAATATAAAATATAATATAATATATATATTATGAGTATTAGTATTACAGATCAAATTAAAATAAAAATCGAAGAATTATTAACAATACAAGGAGAAATAAATGTTTTATCTGCTTCTTTAAGTGCTGCTTCTGGATCATCTGGAGGACCTGGATCGCCAAAACTACCATCTGGAGTATCTGGATCACCAAAACCACCATCTGGAGTATCTGGATCACCAAAACCACCAGGCCCTCACTCTCCAGTATCTAGTGTATCACCCTCAACTGGAATACCTGCCAGTTTATTAAAAGCAATAAAAAAATTACCAAAAATTACTGAGGATACATGTAAGGAGATACTTGATTGGTACACACAAGATAAAATATATAAAGCTGCGAATATTCTCGAATTAATTTCTGATTATTCTCGTGATAATTACATTGATCAAGAATCGGTTAAATCTTGTATAAGATTAGCAAGTCCCATGTCTTTTGAATATAATAAATTAAAAGCGCCGTTTAAGCTGAGTCTTGATAACTTTGTTATCAATTGGAAGAAACCTGTTGATGACGATGATGAATTTGACCCTGACTCTTAATAATTAGATAAAATCTTATTTAGTTTATATTAGTTTATTATATTTTTTTATATAATATATATATATATATATATATTATGAGTAGTATTCAAGATCAAATTAAAACTAAGATAGCTCAATTATTAGCAATACAAGGAGAAATAAATACTTTATTTGCTACATTAAGTGCTCCATCTGGAGGACCTAAACCACCACCACCACCACCACCACTACCACCTGGAACATTTGGAGGCCCAAAACCACCACTACCACCACTACCACCTGGAACATTTGGAGGCCCAAAACCACCACTACCACCACT